TCCCTAAAAACGGCAGAAAACTGTTGTTATCTTTCGTTTTTTGAGCCTAAAAACCTGCTTTTCCGCGCCACATTACTTCGCATATCCTCAATTGTCCATAGAGCTCAAGATCTCATTTAGACCGTAGGCATATTCCTTGTTTAACGCAGCACGGAAAACCTCCATGAAATGCTCACGGCCCATTGCCGGCGACCAGTTTCCTTCCCAGCTGTACTCTACATCCTCAGTTTCCCAAGGCCGCTGTTGATTCTCATTCAGATATGCGCCGGTATAGAAATAGACGTTGACCATCCCGATCGTCGTCTCGGAAAAATCCGGGTAGAATGCGCCGTGCAGCTCACCGTCAGGGCTGAGCCAATCCTTCTGCAGCCAGATGTTAATTGCGCCCCCACAGGGACAGTCATAGTCGCCGCCACGAGAGACATCCCGTCTGGCGCAGTACTTCCTAATGGCTTCCCACTCATCAATGTCAATGATTGCGATAGGAGTGAATCCCTTCTTGCCTTTCAACGCCATTGAAAATCCTCCAGATATAGGAATGGGTGATAATACTCTTACTATTCTAGCGTAAACTGAGGCTTTTTGCTAAGCCATTCCTTCCACTCTCGCTCAATGTCTCTGCCCATCACATTGGCCAATGCTTCAAAGTGCTCTGGCTTGGGCGTATTAGCGCCGCACTCCCAGCTCTGCACCGCGCTCACTGAGACTCCCACGAGCGATGCAAAGACCATTCTAGACAAGCCCTGGTTCTTTCTGAACACCAGCAGCGGATTTTCCTCGATCCATTGTTTGACATTCTTCACGGTACAATTCTCCTTTCCGACACCTTCACTAGTAATACTACCACTAATCGTCATTCCTTACCAGCCCATATCTGCAGTACCAGCACTGTCATTACATGGCATCAAAAAAAGCGGCTCTTTCGAGCCGCCAGCTCCTACTTCTCAACACCTAGGTATTCCGTCGCGATGATGTCTATGTTCTTCTGCCATTCCTGAAGCTCCCCGACCGTCATTCCCTCAGTCAGCCTGTCGTGATCCTGCACTTCATCGCCTCGAATGTCGTAGAGCAGCATCTTGAGGGTAGCGTTATCTAGGCCCAGTTTCAACCCGTACTTGTAGACCTCCATGATATCCTCTCTGGCGGCAAGCTTATCCAAATTGGCTTCACCAGAAACCGCAGGAGCCTCGTTTTCGAGAGGGGTAAGGTGATTACCCTCTGAATTTGGAACGGCGTCATATTGGGCTTCTAAATCGCTCTCGCGAGGTTCGGCCTTCTCTTTGACCTCTCTAGCTGGGCTTTTCCCCGTCGGTTTCTTCTCTTCCTTAGGCTTCACTTCCTCAAGCTCCACCTGAGGGAGAACTATCTCCCCCGGGGCCCCCATGACAAGTTTGGCGATGATCTCGGTGAACGAGGGCCTCTCAAGCACCTTCACCTGATCGATGGGTTCATTCCGGAAGCCGTTCTTATATACTTCGGCGGTGAAGTTTGGCAGAAGCCGGAGGTGGATGTCTACGCGGTAGGGGAGCTTCTTATACCCCTCCAGGACATAATCGCCCGTCCTCTTGCCGTCCTCTGTGTACTCGTCCTTAATCCGGCCCGTTACCACACAGTAGTAACCCTTCTCCCGGATGAGCTTAAGCATATTGTCGATCTTCTCCCATACCCTGGCCCAAATGTAGGTTGGGTAAATCTTCTCCACCTTCGCTTCCTCCAGGTACTCAAGCTCAGCCAGGGCCTGGAGGTCGGAGCCGGAATCGATCACGATGGTTCCCCCGTTGTGTTCAGGAAACACCTTTTGAATGAGAATCTGGCGGATGTCATTGAAGGTCGTGATCTTCTTCCGATAGACCTTCTTCGCGCCGGCGAACTTCGCGGCCACGACATCAGCCCTGTTCTCAGTATCGAGGATGAAGATGGGCTCTGGAAAGGTCATGGAGAAGTGGGTTTTGCCCACTCCCTGCATACCCTCAACGAGCACCGTGAAAGGCAGCTGCCTCGGATCGGATGGTATCTCATCCCAGTTGATCGGCACGGCCTGTTTCACCCTGTTGACAGCCTGCTTTTGATTGATATTGGTCATTGAAATCCCCTTTCATATCCAGCCCTCGGTCAAGGCTAAACGCTAGAATGGAATGTCCGTAATCTCGGCAAGATCAAGTTCATCTGCAGCTTGAATTTCCCCAGGGGTAATCCACTCCACATTAAGCGTCCAAGTGTCCGCGTAGATTGCTTCCACCTTCTGCCGCCAGTCGTCTCCCAGTTTGGCCAACTCATTAAGGCCCGATTTCAGAGGCCGGAGATCCATCTGGAAGCACTTTGCCTTAAGCTCCGGCGGGCATATCTTATAGAGGGCCTCAACAAGCTTCCGATCCCGAATCTTAGACTGTTTCCTGAGCCTGATTTTGGCAAAGGGAGTAAGTTTCAATGTAGCACCCTCGGCTTCCATCCGGCTTATCAAAACAGCCCGCGCTGTATCGCGGGCCATACGAGCCATCTCAAACACTTCTTCCAAGTCCTTAAGCTGCGCCACGATTTCCTCATCAGACATCGCTGCGAAATCCAGGGCTTCCCCTGTTTTCAGGTTGACTATCATCTCTATTCTCCTTTCAAGGTTCGATCACTTAGCAACGACGGCCTAAAGGGCTTCCCGGATGGCTTTGGCTATCTTCTTTGCCTGCCACTTCCAGATGCGGGAGAACTCAAGCTCTGGAATACCGCCGCCCGGTGTCTCGATGATGATCTTCCCGGTGAGGATACCGCGCTTAACCCGTACAGATGCGATCCTCTCCAAGCGAATTTCGTCCTCATCTGTTTTGAGGCCGAACCAGGCACGGCGAGTGATATACACCTTCCCATCCTTGATTTCGAGCTTGTCCGGAAGAATTGTCCTAGTAACCGACCTAGCTAAAAGCCTTGAGCCTCTGAATGTCATAGCCACAGCCATCTCGTTCATCCTTTCATATTGGTATTGGTGGTAGTATCACTACCACTACCAACATATTACCGTCAAAAGCAACTCTTGTCTGCGTCCAAATTCATCCAAATGCCGATAGGAAGCGCATTTTCACGATCTACCCCCTTTCATTTTCTCCCACCTAACAAAAAAGGCAGGACGTTTCATCCTGCCGTAAACCATCGACTCGTATTAAGGCACGACGGCCCTGTTATCCAGCTTTCCTTGCGCTCTTCAGATAAGCCCTGAAAAGCCCCTGAGGATCGATCTTGAAGTCCATACACCCCTGAAGGCAGACATCCAAGTAGCCCTTCGAAGGCTCCGCTTCCTTCCCTTTGGTCAAGATATAGGTCATGGCCGTAAGACCATCAGGGAAGGTGATGAAGTGCTTTTCGTACCATCCCGGATATCCCTCATAGCGGTCTAGCATCTTCTCGTCAAAATCCGAGATAAGCCAGAGCCCGCCTCTTACGACCCCTTTCGGATTCCTCACTATCGTTAAGACCCGTCTGAACTGAAGCTCCCAGCCCGGAAGATCGCGCGCTACCAAAGGCACCGCATCAGGGCACCGGTTAGACATCTGTTCCATATTAAGGTTCGATCCATAGGCAAAGTAGTATTTTACTGTTATTCCCCTTCCAAGATGATGATAAAGCCGTTCTCTTCCAAGTCATTGATGAAATTCTCGCAGGAATCCGCCCTGATCACCGCGCCGTTCCACTCTTTAAGGCGCCTTGAGACGTTTTTCATGTAAGTCCAGACATCTTCATCGACACGAAGGCGCGCCGACAAGCGGAGCATATCAACGACATCAAGAAACGTCCGGCCGGAGAAGGTTTCCCCGTCACCGATCCACTTAATCCTGATCACGATAGTCCCTCATTCCAAGAGAGGCAGCACTAGGCTGCCTCTCTCCTAGATTCCCGTTCCCGGAAGTGGGTAATCCGTCCGGCGATCCACTCGATGGCACCTTTTACGAGGTAGTCCATCTCGTCTCCCTTGTTATGTAAGGCAAACTCCACGGCCACAAGCCGCCAGGGGTTGGTCCTCTTGTACCTCTGATCGTCGAAGGTTACCTTGAGTTTCCGAGGCGATTCGGCCCTACTTACGATCATCTGGGTGAACACGATCCAGTTGACGATCTTCTTCGCGTTGAGGGTTCCCGAGTGCTGGCGGAACTCGATTGTCCCGTGGCGCTGGTTAGACCGATTGTTCTTCTCAGCGGCAGCGAGCGTCGAATTGAAGTGAAGGTGTAACGTTGAGTGTGGAGGTTAGACAGATGAGCTATGC